ACTGACCCTGACCCCAGAGGATCGCCACATCCTTATTGGGCTCTGTGCTGGCAAGTCTTTCGCCCAAGTCGCTAGTGAGAACGGGTACAAAGCGGCCTCCACCATTAAGAAGAAGCTCACCACTAAGAACGATCTTCGTACCGCCTACCTCGCCCTTATGGATGAGTGTGGACTTTCTGACGAGCACTTACTCCAGACTGTGGCTGCTGCGACCAAAGCAAACAAATCTGTGTGGCATAAGAAGCTCGATGACTTCGTGGAGACGGAAGACCACGGCGTGCGGCTTGCCGCTGCCAAGACCGCCCTCGAACTGAAGAATGCCTTTCCCGACAAATCGGAAACCAAAGTCGCGGCCTTCGTCGTACACTCCCCACTCTTTGAGGCAGCACAGGACGGCTTCACACCCGCACACACTATTGATGTAACAGAGGAGACGCCTGAAGAGAAAGTTGTGTTCGGTGGACATAAATACAGTGGCTCACTCTCGAAGCGCACCATACCATGGAATGATATAGACGAGTGAACCGAGAACAAAATTGCGCTATGGCGCACGGGAATATACTATGGCAACACATAAGAATCCTGCGAGTGACCTCATTGACGCCCCTGAACCATTACGCGCCAAGCCGGAACTTCAAGAAGGCAACTTTGACATCCACTTCAATCCCAACCCAGTCCAGCGCCAATTCATAGAGAGTCGCGCCGACGCAGACTTTTTCTGCTCTCGGTTCCGTGAGGGTAAGTCCTGTGGCCTTGTGTGGGCCTGCTTCTATCACTGCATGCATAACCCAAACCCAACCTGGGCTATCATCCGTGACACCTACATGAACCTCCAGCGGACTACCCTGCAGGAGTTCTTCCAATGGTTTCCCCCAGGTGTGGCTGGGCTCTGGAAAGCCTCCGAGAAGATGTTCCAGTTCGGTGTTGGCGAGAACCGCAGTAAAGTCTACTTCATGGGCCTCGATGCTGCGGAAGACATCTCCAAGCTCCAGTCGCTCCCCCTTGGCGGATTCGGTATAGATGAGGCGGCCCCCGCTATTGATAAGGGCGGTGTCTCTACCGCAGGCGTAGATCAGCTCATCTTTAACGCTGCCATGGGTCGTCTCTCTGAAACAGGCATGGTCTGGCACGCCGCCAAGCTCGCTGCCAATAACCCAGACGAAACACACTGGACATACAACGACTTTGTAGAGCCAGGTACAGAGGGCTTCTCCTTCTGGCAACCAACACAGCGCGAAAACGAAGACAACATCGCCACTGGGTACTACGCCCGCTTGCAGAAAGCCCTGCGACATCGCCCTGACCTCTGGCGTCGATTCGGTGAAGGGAAGTTCGGGTTCTCCCAGATTGGTAAATCCATTACCCCAGAGTGGCGCGACGAGGTACACTTAATAAAGGAACTGGAGCCCATCCGTAACTACCCCCTGCATCTCAGCTGGGATTTCGGTGCTGGGCAAACAGCGCTCCCTGCCTGTGTCATCAGTCAGCTCACACCCAGTGGTGGCTGGCACATCCTTGACGCTTTCGTGGGTGATGACATGGGGACGACAGAACTCATCGAGGACGTGGTGAAGCCCCGCTTGATGGAACGCTTCGGTGTCAATGGCCGCGTGCGTCATGAACTCAAGCATACTGGGGACCCAGCCGGTAGTGCCCGCGATCAATCCTCCAGCAAAACATCCAGTGTCAAGGTCATTCGGAAAGCACTGGGTGGGACGTGGATACCGGGACCGCGAGGGGAGTCCGAACGTATTGAACCACTCCGTGCAGTACTCCGACGACATAACTGTGTACTGGTAGACAAGACGAACGCGAGACTGGTATGGTTAGCATTACGTGGTGGATGGCACCGGAACATAACTCGTACGGGAGTGATTGGTGCAGTCATTAAAGACGACCATAGTCACATCGGTGATGCAATGGGCTATCAAGCAGCACGGCTCTTTCCCATGGGACGTATCGGACAGCGCGGACAATCCGTAGCGATCCGACAACCACGCTTCTATGGGGAGGGCAGACGGATGCACATTCCTCGACACGGGGAACAGTTATAGGAGGATATATGCCTCGCGTGGGAAACAAACATTATGCGTATACGCCAGCGGGTATGGCGAAGGCGAAGGTTGCAGCGAAGAAACGGGGGAAGAAGGTGGCGTACAGTAAAAAGAAAGTAAAGAAGAAGTAGCCTGAAAGAACCCAAAGACGAAGCGAAAGGAGAAACGCCCCGTCCCTGGGTCTTCGTTGGGCTGGCCCTTGGGCCAGGGTGTCTTCGTAGCAGAGTATAGAGGAGGAGTCAACATGGCAGAAGTCATGGGCAGACCCGCAGAGGCGGAACGGAAAGAGCCCGCACATATCGTGGAGATAGACGATCAGGAGTTAGTGAAGCTGCTGAGTGCGTATAACCATGAGTGTGAGGAGGGGCGGCGGAATCGTGAGGATGTGTGGGACGAGAACATTGACTTGTATTGGCAACGGCTTGATTACAGTCAGAAAGCGGAGCACCAAGCGCAAAACATTATGCCGCAGGTGCCGCAGTTCGTAGATCGGTTTGCTGCGACGACATCGAATGCATTGTTTCAGACGGGGCAATGGTACACGATTGATGCGCCAGACGGCCTAAAAGAGTTTGTCCCGCTGGTACGGGCTATTGTCGATCATTGGTTAGATCGGGCAGGGGAAGACGCATTACAGAAGCAGCAGGGCTTCGAGATGATCTTCGAGGATATGATTAAGATGGGAGCGTTAGCGCATTGTGCGTTGAGCGTGACGGTAGAACCTCGACGTGTCACACGTGCGGAAGCGGCTGATAAGGTGACAACACGTATTGATCCTGAGTCTGGGGAGCCAACGACGGACATCGGGAGTGATATTGTTATTTCAGATACGACGCAACAGACGGTCTCTATTAATGTGCTGGACCCTCGGCACGTGTATCGTGACCCGACTGGACGGGGACAGTATCGACGGCTGCGGAAGGTCGTTGACTACCATACGCTCGTGGAGTGGGCCGAAATGGTGGATGATGATGGGAATGCCATATGGAATATGGAAGCCATTGAGCGTTTGTCCCCAACCCCCGCAAATGAGGAGCATGAGGAACAACGGGAAGTCTCTGGGGATTCCCCCATGGAACTGCACCGTGGTCATAGAGAGGTTGTGCTTGATGAGTATTATGGGACGTTTGTAGACGAACATGGGGAAGTTATTGGGCATAATATGCTCATTGTTATGGCGAATGAGACGGAGATTGTTCGTGGCCCAGAGCCGAATCCTTACTGGCACGGGAAAGACTGGGTTGTCACTGGCGCATTGATGCGTATGGTTGGCGCAGTCTATGGACGGACATACCTGGAAACGTGGTCCGGTCTCTACACAGCGTTCAACGAAATGACGAACTTGTTGCAGGACGCTATGTACTACAGCAGTATTAAGGCGTTCGCGGGTGATCCTACGAAGCTGGAGGATATCCGGCAGATCAAGGATGGGGTGCGTGGTGGCGTGTACTTTAAGATGCAAGAGGGGGAGAACCCTGAAGAGTTCCTCAGTACAGTAGACCTGGGGCGCTTTCCTGGTGAGAGTATCCAGATGTGGCAGGGGTTGAAGGGGCTGATGCAAGAAGGTGCGGTGCTCTCAGATATTGACCTGGGGAACATTCCGCCCAAATCGGACATCACGGCAACGGAGATTAGCTCTGTCCAGCAGAGTACCAGTGCGATCATTCGGAGTGTCGCTGCCACAGTGGAGCGGACATTACTGGACCCAGTACTTGATTTGGTGTGGCAGACAGCTTTGCAACACATTGACCTGTTTCGTCCAGAGGAACTTGCGCTTGCGGTTGGCCCAGAGGTTGCAATGGCGTTACTCGATATGCCAGCAGCTGCGCGGTTGAAGCTCATTAGTGGACCGTATACGTTTAAAGCGCGGGGCCTGACTTCTATGTTGGATCGGGCAGACCAGGTACGACGGATATCGTCACTCTTTGGGTTGATCTCCCAGATGCCAGAAGTCGGTCAAATGATATTTACGAAGTATGACATGAGCAAAGTCCCTGATATGATTATCGAGTCATTTGGGTTTAGTTCAGCAGACTTGGGGACTGGGGCACGAACACCGGAGGAAATGGCGGCACGGGCGCAAGAGCAGCAAATGGAAGAGGAGCGCATGGCAGAACAAGAGGGTGGCGGTGGCGCACCAGCAGGACCACCTAAAGGGGAAGGGCAATAATGAACGAACGTTCAGTTTCCGCGATACGGGCAAAGCAGTACTACCAACAGCATATTG